CCCTTTAAAGCCTTCTAAACAGCATTGGAGACCCTATGCGCTGTTATTGTTGTAACAACTTGTTGACTGACTATGAGTCAACGATTAAGTCAGTAAACACTAACCAGTTTCTTGACATGTGTTTAACCTGTTTGAAAACTGTCAAGGATGATATACTTTATAAAGACAGAGTAGACTTACTAAGCAGTAGTGATATAGACGATTTAGACATCTATCTAGATGACTTATTAGATGATGAATACTAATATGATAATATTCTTAATAGTAATAATCATCTTAGTAGTATGTATTAAAGAAACAATAACTAAATAGAAACTAAATAGACTATGAGTAATTTAATAAAACATATTCCTTGTGAAGCATGTGGTAGCTCAGATGGTAATTCACTCTGGGATGATAATCATCAGCATTGTTTTGTATGTCTTAATCATATTAAAGGCGATGAAGATTATGTTGCAACTCCGAGAAAGAAAGTTATGATTGAAGTTAAAGGTGAAGTCAAGTCGATACCTGACCGAGGGATTACTCAGGCAACGTGTCAGCACTATGGTGTGGCTCAGGATGGGACTACCCAGACCTATCCCTACGCAAACGAAGAAGGGGCTATCATTGCTTCCAAAGTTCGCCATGTTGATAACAAAAGCTTTGCCATCACTGGTGATTGGAAGCAAGCAGCTCTGTTCGGTCAGTCATTGTTCGCTAAGGCTGGGAAGACTGTAACCATCCACGAAGGTGAGCTAGACGCTCTGGCAGGCTTTCAGATGAGTGGTAGCAAATATGCTCACGTCTCTGTGCGTAACGGTGCTCAAGCTGCCTTAAAAGACGTTAAACAAGCCTATGAATGGCTAACCTCATTCGAGACAATTTACATCTGCTTTGATGCTGATGAGCCAGGAATGAAAGCTGCAGCCGAAGTCGCTGAAGTTCTCGGACCAAAGTGTAAGATTGTTAAACACCTCAACGGATTCAAAGATGCTTGTGATTATCTCAAAGCTGGTAAGTCATCTGAGTATGTCAAGCAATGGTGGGCTGCAGAGAATTGGACACCTGATGGCATCATCGCTGGTGTTACGTTGTGGGAAGAGATTAACAAGCCAGTAGAGAAAGCTTCGGCAATGTATCCTTGGCCTGGAGTTAATGAACTGACCTACGGTATCCGTCCTGCAGAACTTATCACAGTGTGTGCTGGTTCAGGTTTAGGTAAGTCACAATTTTTACGTGAGATTTTATGGCACTTGATTAAAACTACCAAAGGTAACATCGGCCTGATGTTCATGGAAGAGTCAGTGCGTAAGACTGCACGAAGCATCATGTCGTTGTATTTAAATAAACCGTTGCACCTACCTGATACGGTAGTTTCTGAGGAGGAGTTAAAAGATGCGTTCGATATCACAATGGGCACTGATCGCCTTTACTTTTGGGATAACTTTGGCAGCACTGACATTGACAATGTGGTCAACCGCATTCGGTATTTTGCAAAAGCTACTGATTGTCAGTATGTTTTCCTCGATCATATTAGCATGGTGGTATCGGCTCAAAGTAATGGAGATGAACGCAAGTCAATCGATGAGCTGATGACTAAGCTACGGATGCTGGTGCAAGAGACTGGAGTATCTTTGATTGCTGTCTCACATCTCAAGCGTCCTGAGTCTAAAGGGCATGAGGAAGGGGCTGCAACGTCTTTGTCTCAACTGCGAGGCTCTGGTGCGATTGCTCAGCTCTCTGACATTGTCATCGGCCTTGTGCGTAATGCTCAGCATGATGACCCGATGGAGCGTAACACCACACGAGTCAGTGTGCTCAAGAATCGATTCAGTGGGCTTACCAGTCCCCACTGTGCATCGTTGCTATACAACAAAGATACTGGTAGGATGTTAGAGATACAGGAGGCACTATGAACGCAAATGAACTAGCTGATTTATTAGAAGTAGATAGCTGGTATAAGCTCGTAACTAGAGAAGAAATAGCTACCATGCTCCGCCAGCAAGAGGTAGAAATTGAAAGAATAACAAGTAAGTATGAAGAAATACTCCATGGGCAACAAGTTGAGATAGAAGCGTTGAAAAGACCTAACAACGTAGTAGGTGTACCATGTGATGAGCTAAAGAAGATGCAGGACCGGCTTGCACACCTAGAAAAGATGATTGTCTGGGCTGAAGACATTACTATGACAGGCATTAACTCAACAGATTACGAGAACGGCTTCTGGGACGCAGTAAATTTTGTTAAGACAATACAGTCGCAGCATGGACTTACAGGGATGAACTAATGGCTGATATAACAATGTGTCGTGATGAAACTTGCAAGAAGCGTGAAAGATGCTATCGCTTTACTGCCAAAGCTACACCAGAGTATCAGTCTTACTTTGTGGATAGTCCTAGAGAAGGTAAGGATTGTAAATACTTTAGTGATAACGAAGATAAAACTAAACGATTAAGAAAGAACTGCGAATGAACAATGAACCAGCATTTGCTAGAGCAATACTAAGAAAGGCACAAGAGAAATGAAAACAGTAAAAGTACCAGCAGTAAAAAAATCTAGTGGTAAAGTTGTTAAGGCTAAGTCTAAAAAGCAAAGCCATGACGATTTAGAAACCAAGGGACAACGTGGGTTTATTCTTTCCGATGGTAAGTTTGCTGACCGTGAAGAAGCTGCTAAAGTAGCTAAGAAAGCAAAGCAGATTAAAAGTGGAAAGAAAGAAGTAGATAAGACTAAGAAACTTCATAGTGAAAACTTGAGGAAGAAAAAATGAGACGTGACGGAGGCAAAGGCGATAAGCCAAGACCCGTCCCTGACCGAAAGAAGTTTGAGGATAACTGGGATGCTATCTTTAAAAAGAAACCTGAGAAGAATCCTAAACCACAATGACATTCTTTAAGATTGCCTTTACAATCCTTGGGATTATCTTTACAATAAATTTAGGAAGTGCTTTAGTGGAATACTCTTTAAGAAGTTCTGTGTATGCCTGTGAAGAAGTAACTGCACAAGACCCTATTGATGTGCAAAAGATTTGCAATAGAAGATGGAGAAGAAAATGAGAAAAGTTATAACAATGTTATTACTGTTAGTATCCTGTGCAGCACTCGCTGATGATGGTCCTACTATTGTGACTATGCCTGACGGCAGAACAATGACTTGCTGGAAATTTGGTATAATTGTTTCATGCAATTAGTCTTAGACATAGAAACAAACTTACTTCATGATGTAATTTGGTGCTGTGTTACTCTAAATCGTGATACTGGAGAGATAAAAATATGGAAAGAAAAGGAAGGTTTAAATGAATATGTTAGAGACGCAACTACCATTATCGGTCATAATGTTCTTGCCTTTGATGCCCCTGTTCTTAATCGTGTGTGGGGCACTGAAATCAAAGCTTCCCAGTGTGCTGATACTCTCTTGCTTTCTAGGCTTAGCAATCCTAATCGTGATGGCGGTCACTCACTAGAGGCTTGGGGCAGTGCTGCAGGTCTAGATAAGATTGAGTTCTCAGACTTTGACGGTGGCCTTACAGAAGAGATGGTGACATACTGTATTCGTGACGTAGAGCTAACTAGTAAAGTCTATGACATACTGACTGACGAGATTATCAAGAATAAGATTAGCCCAGAGGCTGTGAAGCTAGAGTATGAAGTACAAGTTATTTTATCGGAGATGGAACGTAATGGATTCAAGCTCGACATACCCTATGCACAGACCTTGCTCTGTACAATTAAGACCGAAATGGCACAGATTGAGGAATCGTTACAGGAGATCTTCCCTCCGATCATTACTGAGAGGACGAGTGAGAAGACTGGAAAACGACTTAAAGATGACGTGGAGGTATTCAACGTTGGGTCTAGGCAGCAGATTGCGAAGCGTCTTATATCGAAGGGATGGAAGCCTGAAAAGACTACCGAGAAAGGCCAGGTCATTGTCGACGAGACAACACTTGAGAACCTTACGATACCTGAAGCGAAACCTATCGCAAGATACTTGACATTACAAAAGAGAGCATCACAGTTAGATTCATGGTTAGAGAAGCTAGGAGAGGATGGTAGAGTTCATGGTAAAGTTATTGGTATGGGTGCTGTTACTGGGAGGGCTACTCACTCAAGCCCTAATATGGCTCAAGTTCCTGCAGTTAGAGCAGTTCTCGGTAAGGAATTCCGTTCGTGTTGGATTGTGGATAAGGGAAACGTCCTCGTTGGTGTGGATCTCTCTGGTATTGAATTGCGTTGTTTCGCTCACTATCTTAACGATTTGGACTATATAAATGAAACAGTCAACGGTGATGTCCACACTAGAAATCAGCAGGCTTTCGGGGTTGAGTCGAGAGACCTTGCGAAGACTGTCTTGTATGCGACTCTCTACGGAGCATCCTCAGCCAAGATCGCTAAAGTTATTGGTGCTTCTCAAAAAGACGGAGCCAAGATTATTAATAACTTCTGTAAAGCAATACCAGCGTATGAGAGGCTTAAATCGAAAGTTGAAAGGATTGCTGAGAAAGGAAGGCTACCTGGCCTTGGTGGTTATCAGCTTACGGTCAGGTCGGCCCATTCGTCGCTTAACACGCTCTTACAAAGTGCAGGGGCTATCATCTCTAAACAGTGGCTTGTTCAAATTAAAAAGAACTTGAAAGCTAAGGGAATTCCCTATAAGCTAGTAGTCTGGTGTCATGATGAAGTGCAGATTGAAACACCAGAACAGTACGGAGAAACAGTAGGACAGCTTGTTGTAAAGGCTGCTAGAGAAGCTGGGGAAATTTTACAATTTAGATGTCGTGTAGGAGCAGAATACAAAATAGGACATAACTGGGCTGAGTGTCATTAGGAGAATAAAATGGCTTTTAAAAATCAATCTTTATTATTTAGAACATTACCAACAGGATGTTATATAGTTGTAAATAAAAAAGTAAATGCTGATGGTTATTTTAGAAAAAGATGGAAAGATGCTTTTGAAATGTTTCATAGATTTATATGGAGAGCACACAACGGAGACATTCCTAAAGGATACGAAATAAATCATAAATGTAATAATAGAGGCTGCTGTAATATTGAGCATCTAGAATGTATAAGCAGGACTGAACATTTGCAAATGACGAACAAATATCGTTATATGGCTCCTTCAGGAAGGCTTATGAAGTAAATGGCAAAAGAAGTAAAAGTATGTTATAATAGCTAGGTAGTACAAATTCACTAAATTAAAGGAAACTAAATTATGAGTACAGGTAAATCAGTAGCAGTTCAGGCAGACATCTATTGGGCTTGCACCCAGACTCCGAACCCCACTTCGGACAAGGAGCAATACACAGTAAACCTGTCTAATCTGTCAGACAAGGCAACAAAGGCTTTAGAAGAGTTAGGTATCACCGTTCACAACAATCCTGAAAAACGTGCAGCAGAAGGCAACTACATCACTTGTAAGAGCAACTACAAGATTGATGCCTTTGACGATAAAGGTGAGTTGATTCCAGCAGATAAGAAGATTGCTAACGGCAGCAAAGCCACAGCGATTGTTTCTTTCTACGAATGGAACTACCGTGGTAAAAAAGGTATTAGTCCTAGCATCCGTAAACTCACAATCAATAACTTGATCGAGTACAAAGGTGCTAACGTTGAAGAATTGGACGACGTACTGTAATGGCACACATCCTTATTGATGGCGATATTATCGGTTATCGTATTGGGTTTTCTACCGAAGAAGAGAACGAAAAGATTGTCATCTCTAGGGTTGCAACGTTTGTAGAAACAATGCTCTGGGAAGATCTCGAAGCTGAGACTTACCAGGGCTTTTTAACTGGCAAGGATAACTTCAGATATGACATCGCAAGAACTGCTCCGTATAAGGGAAATCGCACAGCACCTAAGCCTAAGCATCTCCAACTTATTCGAGATTATCTTATCTCGGCATGGAACTTCTCGGTCTCCGTCGGGCAAGAAGCAGATGATGATATTGCGATAGCTCATACAGCAAGTGATTACAAAACAATCATCGCTAGTATTGACAAAGATTTCTTGCAGCTTCCAGGAAAGCATTGGAACTTTGTTAAGAAAGAGATGGTAGAAGTCTCAGAAGAAGAAGCACTTTTAAACTTTTATTTACAGGTACTCACAGGTGACAGAGTTGATAACATCATTGGTCTCAAAGGCATCGGCCCTGTTAAGGCTAAGCAAAGGCTCGCAGGTTGTCAAAGTGCAGCAGAAATGTATACTGCTTGTGTCGAAGCATACGGTGGCGAAGCAGAACGAGTCCTTGAAAACGCTAGACTGTTATGGCTTAGAAGAGAAGCCAACCAAGTCTGGGAACCTCCCACCAAAGGGTTATAAATGATTCTCCTACTAAACAACCATGGTCATCCTGACGAAAGGTTTAATGAATATGTTCAACGAGCTTCTCAGTTCTATGCTGAGCAATTATTCACTAAACAACTCCTCAGACATCTTGTTATTACTCTTAAGTTTAATAAGCATTTGGATGCTTTTGGCTACAGTAGTATTGAAAAAAGGAACACCAAAGGTGCAGCAAGGGAATTCTTAATTGAACTCCATCCTTACATCAGTGGTGTAGAAATATTAAAAACACTTGCACACGAGTTTGTGCATATTAAACAGTATGTCGAGGGAGATTTAAATGACAGTCAAACGGAGTGGAAAGGTGAAGCCATTGACAGTGATGCAGTGGACTATTATTCACTGCCTTGGGAAATCGAAGCTTTCGGATTGGAAGTCGGACTATTCACTAACTTCGCTAAAAAAGAAGTTCTCTGGAATGTCTTCGAGGGTGTTAGGAATCCCGACGCAGTTGTGGAAGCGGAGCCAATAGGGTGGTTAAATGAAGACAAGCTCAGCAAAACAAAAAGGCCGTCTGTTGCAGCAAGTAGTGAGGGACAAGATACTAGAAAAGTTTCCTCATCTGACGGACAGGGACGTAAGAAGCACGAGCATGGGAGCACAAGGGGAGGACGTACAACTCTCAGAGAGTGGCTTAAAAGCTTTTCCTTTCTCGATTGAATGTAAGAATTTAGCCAAGATAGCAGTATATAAGTTTTATGAGCAAGCAGAAACACATGGCGGTGCCGAACCATTAGTGGTAGTAAAACAAAATAGAAGTAAGCCACTAGCTATTGTAGACTTAGAACACTTTATAGATTTAGTAGCAGAAATAAATAATTTAAAGATATGGTTAGGTAAGCAGTTATTAGTAATTGAGAGCCAGGAAAAACAATTAAAGGAAAGCAAATGAAAAACAGATTTGACTTAGAGAATGACATTATGAATATTTGGGCTATTAAAGACCAAGTTTCAATGCTAAGATGGAGAATGTACGACCATCCTGAATTATTGTCCGAAGATGATGAACACAATTACATCATGGCTATTGAATACAATATTGATTTACATTGTTCAAAATTAATGGATACTTTCTGCCAAGTATTTGAACTTAACGAATACGCTAGTGCT